CATTAATTGGTAAACAAAAAGAAAACTATGTCAACAGTACTAACAAAAGTAAGCATTATAAACGGACTACTAACTAAGAAGATCATAACCATAGAATGTGCCAGTAGGATCTTAACCAGAACCGATGACTGGATACGAGACGTTTGCGACTTACATAATGACGGAGCCATCGATGACATGGAGAGCATCCGCATTCTAACTGAACCTGGTTACTGGGGTAGCGTTAACTTAGACTCCGAGCCAATAGAATACAAACAACAAAAATAAAATGGAACTACTATACTGTAATCTCTGCAAGGATACTTTCTCTCTATCATATACTACCAAGACTTGCCATTGCGGCGAGTGTGGTGGTCACTATGAGGCTAACGGAATAGATGCGACATACTACGGTAACGCTACGCCACTCGGATTTACTAACGATACTTTTAACCGCGCGAGGGAACAGCAGCCAGAATGGGGTAGCGGATTTGAGTTTACCGCGTTCGTTATTCCAAAAGTTTGTCCCTCTATGGTCCGGACAAGGGAAGGCGAGTATACTCAAGTTACTGACTTAAACTACATTAGAGAACCTGCTGATTTAGGGCTCGCTGATTTAGAACCTGCTCCACTAGGAAACGCATTTAAAAAACTAGACTTAGAGTCTTAAACAAACTACTAATAACTTTATATAATAATAATACTATAACATATGAAAACAATCAATAGAAAGAGTACTATCGAAACTTGCGCATACTGCATTGCATTTAGTACTGCGGGAGTGGCACTAATTACTCTAGGCTTCGGGCTAACCGTGGCTTTTTGCCATCTTCTTGGCTTTGATACTACCTGGGCTTGCGAGATACTCTAAGACTCTAAGGGAACTAGTGAACTATGTGCTGCAGTGTGCGAATGTGCGACCGCCATTTAAATAATGTGCTGAACCTCTAAGAACTAGCAATACAATAAAGACACTACACATTAAACTTTTAATTATTAAAAACATAGGCATATGCTTAAAAAGAAATACCGCAGAAGAAATGATGATCTAATCCATTCACTAAACAGCATTAAGAGACAGACGGTAGTTCTTAGTATTGAAGTAGTTGAAACTTCTAAGATTAAAGATCATCTCATCTATGAATGCGACTATCTAGATAATGGTACTCAAAAACAAGTTAATATTATAGCACAGGATATTACTGAAGCTATGCAAAAACTTGAACCTTATGTTGGAGTTGGTATTCCTGAACCAACAGCAAACTTAATACTAGGAAGTCAGTTGTACCAAAAAGTAACAGATCATGACATTAATATCTAACTATTTAGTAATCTATTTAAGTATTGGAATTGTATGTAGTCTCTGTTTTGATATTCTTTACCAAAAACTTAAAATGGAACAGACTAGTAAATTTGAAAGACTAACATGGTTTTTAGTATGGCCCTTATTCTTAACTGTATTCCTTTATGCAATTTATAATAATACAGATGATGAGATTGAAGATGAAGATAATGCATGGATAAACGATCCTGAAGTTCAAGATTTCTTAGAAAGAGCAGATGAACCAGGACCATGCGCAGAGGAAGATGATAAGGTACATACGGTCGGTGGTCTAACAAATGACAAAGAGGGTAGGTTTATGAAATTCCAACAGAAGCAAGAAGAGTATGATACTTATGTAGATCGCCATGAACTAGGTAGTCAGTTAAAGACACCGCCCGAAGAAGAAATTAATCCAGAAGATGATTGAATTATTAAAACATACATTAGGAATCTGTGGAGAAAATTGGCACCCTAACGTGTTTACTGCATTAGTGTCCTCGCCTTTTGTAGTACTTACTGTCGGGTATATTAAATGTAAATGCGGTGGTATATTTAAACATAAGAAAAATTGTAAAAAATAATACTAATTTTTCTTTCAGACTTCAGCTAAACTTATTATAATTATACTATAAATAATATAACAAATATGAATAAAATTATCGCGCCCTTTGCATTTGCCTTTTTACTTACATTAGGTTTTGTGATTCTGGCATTATTACTTGCATGGCCTACTCAATGGCTCTGGAATGAATGTCTTGTATCAGCCATAAATCATGTTAATCCAATTGGGTTCTGGCAAGCCTTCGGATTAAATGTATTATTTTCAATTATGTTTAATAATAATACAATCAATCACAAGAAGAAGGGCAAATAAAAATACTATGGTATATAAAGGATGGAAAATAGAAGAAGAATTATATAAGGGACATTACGTTTCTTATGATTTACAGGATTGTGATAACCACGATTCTTTTCACGGTACTAATCTAGATGAGATCAAGGTTGATATAGATGAGTACCTTGAAGCTGACAGTGATCATACTAATATTTAAATTAATAAAAAATGGAAAACGTACAATTAAAGATAGGGGATAAAGTTACATGGATCAAACCAATGTCATCTATTCTCGACCCAGAAGGTAGCACTGATTACAATGGTGATATATTACCTGTACTTAGAGACAAAATAGAAAACGGTAGATTAATAGATTTAAATTATCGAGGCTATACAGTGAGACCTGATTGGGCCGAATCATATAAAGATAAAGCATGTGGTGAAAACTACTACGACAGAGTAGTTGATATTAATGATAAGACTCTTAAAAAGATTTAATGATGGGGAAGAAAATCCACTACAGTAACCACTACAGTAAGGTAAAAACAATTACTATTGGAGGGCGTGAAACTGAATACGATGTAATACACGTAAATGCATATGTTACCGCGATCATGAATAGGCAGGCTGAAACCTACAGTGAATATGAATCTAGCAAATTGCCTCATAAAGCAGTAAAAGAAATATATGTAGAGGGTGTTTTAAGAGCTGAGCTAATTGGTAGCAAACTTTATCAATTTATTTCAGGGAAACGGGATTGCTATGATGCTTATGTAGATCGCCAAGAGCCTAAAGAAAAAGATGATACTTTAGAAGCTAAGTATTCTTCAATAGGTATTGCTAATATGAGTGAGGAGGAGTTAGAACAAATGAGACTAAGGCAGTGCGGGTATACCGAAGATTTTGTAGAACTTGAGAGAGAATCTATTTATTTAAAAAGTGTTAATTCGCCACCACCATATTGGACTACTGATAATTCTGCTGGAAATATAGATATAATTTATACAAACTAAGATATATATTATATGATTATAATCAAAAGAAATGAAAAAGATAGCATTGATAGAATGCTTAAAAAATATAGACAAAGAACTAAGGAGGCTAAACAGATTAAAGAGCTAAGAGATAGGAGGCAGTATACCAAACCGTCTGAATCAAAGAGGTTACAAAAACAAAAAGCAGTTTACACACAGCAGCTTAGAAATGAAGAGGAAAAAAACCGTTAATGGTTTTATCTATATAGTAAACAAAAATAACATTCAAGTTAAAAAATAAAAATATAATTATGGCAACAACTTATAATTGGGATTGTAAAACTGTAGATGCTTACCCAACATCAGAAGGTGAAACTGACGTAGTTTATAATGTACACTGGAGAGTAACTGGTGTATCAGATCAATTAAGCCCAGCCGGTGATCCTTACCAAGCTAGGAATATCGGTACACAAACTTTAAGCACGGACAATATTACAAGCTTTATCCCTTTTGGAGATTTAACAAACGAAATTGTTGTTGAATGGACTAAGAGTGCAATGGGAGAGGAAGAGGTTTCTTCTATTGAGGCTAATATACAGTCTGCCATTGATTCTTTAATTACACCAGCATCAATAACTCTTACTATAGGAGCCGAGCCTGAATAGACAAATCATAAATTTCTCATTTAAATAACACTATAATGTTTACTAAAATTTTAGACCGAATAGCAATACTTATTATAACTTCAAGTTTAATTACTTTTTATTCATCAGATGTTAATGATATAACAACTAATTGCGAGGAATGGGTAGAATATAATGAGTATGCAAATTTAGACCCTGCATCAGTTATATTATTATCTAAACTTATAAACTCTGAATCTCACGGTGAAGATTTTAATGATAAGTTATTAGTAGGTAGTGTGATTGTTAATAGGGTAGGTTCTCCATTATTTCCATCTACTATGTGGTCGGTAGTATATCAAAAGAATCAGTTTAGTGGATTGAAATCTAAATATTTCCGTTATAATACTGATGTTACTGATGGGCATTTAGAATCAGCTGCAGATTATGATAGTGTATTAGCGGCACAGCGTATTTTGAAATACGGGCCGGTTCAGCCTAATATCATATTCTTTTTAAATCCTAAAATTTCTACCAATACTAAATGGGTTAATGTGGTTATGAAAAGAAGACTTGAAGTATCTGGCAAAAATCATTTATTTTATAGTTAGTCTTTAGTTACATTTGAGGTTTTCCAATGTTCACTATCATTAGCACCGCGAGTTGGATGCACTCCACCAAAATCTTGGTATACAGGTGTACCTGTAGCATTAGTGTCTTGGCCAGCCATTTCATCCCAGAAATTTTTAAAGTCTTTTACTGTTCCTTTATAATGTCTAATCTTGCTTAGGTCTTTTCTTTCTTGATTTTCCATATTATTTACCGTTCTTTTGTTTTAATTGATGAATAGCAGTTTGTACCTTTAATCCTTCAAGATCAATTTTATCCATTTTAATTTTTAGTTCATATAAAGATATTGCATAATTATCCCCTCTTTCTTGAGCAGCCCTATACCTTTGGATGTTTTCTTTCTCTCGTGTCTTTAGCCTAGTAGCAGCTTCATTAGGTTTAAATTCATAGTCAGATGCTTCATCCATTGCTGAATAAGTTTCGCATGCTTCATCTATCTTATCATTAATGTGTTTCTTTGCTTCTTTAATATATTCTTTAGATGAATGTTTTTCATTATCATTAGATTCATAAGAGTTTGCTTGTTCAGCTATATGATTACCTAAAGTTTGTACAGGACCAACTATTGCATCCATACTATATCCAGTGTTTTTGTAACCTCCACCTAAACCATAGTTAGCTGCATTGCTTGCACCAAACCCAACCGGGACAAAATCTTCAAATATAGGTAACTTTTTCATAATATTGTTATTTTAATTATATATTCATAAAACAAAATTATAATTTTGCATATAAAAATAAACAAAAACATTAAATAAACTGTGGGCATTCTTGTTCACGGTTATTCATTTAAAAAATTATGAAAATTTAAATACTAGATATATCCTCATAATATTTAAATGCTTTTAAACAATGACAACAATTAATTAATAATAACAAAACAAATTTTAAATATGAAAAATTTTATTTTAACTTTAGCTCTAATGATCCTAGTAGGTGTAGGGGCAAACGCGCAAAATACAAAAGGTGATTGGTACGTAGGTACTGGAGATGTTGCAAATGTAGCATGGACTGATTTGTCTATTTCCCCAACATTAGGCTATGGTGTAACTGATGATCTCATGGTTGGTTTTGGTGTAGGGCAGGCTGAATCTGAAGACGTTGATATAGATATACATGCAAGATATTTTGTAAATGTTGGAGAGGAGAGCTTTTTTGTATATGCAGCGATAGGTGATTTTGACTTTGCAGAAGACTGCCAATTAGGTATCGGTAAAATGTTTACATTCCATAACGGTGCATTGTTTGTTGATCCAAAACTGGTTTACAATGTTGGTGATAAAACAACCAATCTTACGTTAGGGGGTGGTTTACGATTCTAAATTAACTAATATTATAACAAGACCCAGGATTCTAGGACCCTGGGTTTTTTTATGCTTAAACTTTTTATTGTTTTTACATATAAAAATAAACAACTATTATGTCAGAATTTTTAAGAACAGGTATAGGTCGTAAATTATTAGAAAAGGATATACCTAAATTAACTAGTGTATTAGAAAGAATTGCAGATCAATTAGAAAGGTCAAATAAATTAGAAGAGAAAAAGTTTATCTTGGAGGAGAAGATACAAAAACTCACTCTTAAAGAATCTAATATAAAATCACAGCGCCCTAACAATTTATTAGGACTGTAGTGATGTATTAAACTGAAGCAAAGATGAATAAATTACTTTTAGCATTTTTATTGTTTTTTATTGGGCAAAGCGCAATATGGTTCCAAACTAATGGTCAATTTGTTTGGCCATGGTTTAAAAGGAACCCTTTTATTGTTTCAGTATTATTTGGTACATCAATAAGTTACACAATAATTTATGGTACTAAATTTATGGTTGAATATTATGATGGTCTTTTATGGCCAGGTCGGTTTATCGCATTTGGTTCAGGAATTATTTCATTTACTTTTTTAACATGGTATTTTCTCGGTGAAGGTATTACTACAAAAACAATCGTATCTTTGTGCATAGCATGTAGTCTCATAGGTATACAATTATTTTGGAAATGAAAGATCCTTATAAAATATTAGGAGTAGATAAAAATGCAACAGCAAGTGATATTAAAAAATCATATAGAAAGTTAGCAAAAGAGCACCACCCAGATAAATCATCTGGTAATGAAGAGAAGTTTAAAGATATTGCAAATGCTTACGATATATTAGCAGATCCTAAAAAGAAGTCTCAGTATGATCACCAATCATCTAATCCATTAAATAGTGGTTTTAATGATGCTTTCTTTGAAGACTTTATAAAAAATGCAGGTGGCAACAGGTTTGGTGGTTTTGCAGGCCGGAGTGGTTTTAATACAAAGGGGCAGAATATTACTGTTCAAATTAATATTACTTTAAACGATGCATATTATGGGTGTGTTAGAGAAATTAGATTAGGTACAAAAACAGTAAATGTTGATATTAAGCCTGGGATTAAACCTGGGCAAAGAATAAGGCTAAAGGGGTTAGGACAAAGAGGAATGACCGAAGAGCTAAATGGGGATCTTATTTTAACCGTATTAATACAAGAAGATCCTGATTTTTATTTAGATCAAAAAGGTTTACATACAATAAAGCAGACTAATCTGTATGATGCATTATTAGGAGGTAAAGGTGAAGTTAATGTATTCGGTAAAACTATAACTTATAATATTCCTAAGTGTGTTAAGAATGGAACTATGCTTAGAATAAAAGGTAAAGGGTTTCCTTATTATGGTAATACTAATATGCATGGCGATTTACTTATAAATATATTAGTTAATTTGCCTAGTGAATTATCAGAAGATCAGGAAGATCTTATAAGAAAAATGAAAGATATAGAAAATGGAAAATAATGATGGAGAATTTATAAAATTTTTATTGGATCAGATGGAGCATAGTAGCCAGGATCGATATATGAATTTATGCTATAATGTAATTATGATGTTCCCTGATAGAGTGCTAGATTATCATGAAACGGTAGCACCAAGTAGAATTGCCAGCCTAAATAAAATCATATTATATTTTGAAGAAAAGGAAGATTTTGAAAAATGCGCAAAGCTTAAGGAGATACAAGACCGCCTAAAAAATTGTTAATAACTTTTCTAAAATAACTGCTTCAAAATTTTCAATTCCCAATAAATTGTATTATATTTAATTATAACCAATTAAAAACGGAATATGATTGAATACACAAATCTTACTTATTTACAATCCTTCTTTGCTGAAATGCGATCTTCTTCATCAGGGAATCACAAAATTGCAACTCTTAAAAAGTATACTGACAATTCTGATGAAAATCCTGATAGGGAATTCTTACAGAAAGTTTTCTTCTATACTTACAATCCTTATTTTAAATACAATGTAACGTCTAAGAATTGTAAAAAGAACTCCAACTTACTAGGTCATCCAAATACATACGGTAGTATCTTTTCCTTACTAGATGATTTAAGAAATAGAGTATGCACTGGCCATTCTGCGATCGCAAATGTAAATAGGTTTATCCTAGAGAATAAACAGTGGGAAGATATTATTTACTGTATACTAAACCGAGACCTTAATATAGGATGTGGTACTACTTCTATTAATAAAGTAATTCCAGGATGTATACCAACATTTAAGGTTGCATTAGCAAATCCTTATAATGTAAACCGAGTAGATTTCCAAAGTGGAGATTGGTACGGTTCTAGAAAATTAGACGGAGTTCGTTGTATTTGCCGAAAAGAAAATGATATAGTAACATTCTTTTCTAGAAGTGGTAAAGAATTTTTAACACTAGATAATTTAGCAAATGAAATTTCTAAGATAGGTGGTGATTTTATCCTAGACGGAGAAATCTGTATGGTTGATAAAGATGGCAATGAAGATTTCCAAGGAATCATGAAACAGATTAGAAAAAAGGATCATCAAATAGATAATCCTAAATTCTTTGTATTTGATTATTTAACTTTAGAGGAATTTGATAATAAGGTTGGAACCAAACCACTTACCGAAAGACTTTCAAATGGATATGATCGCCTACCAGAAAATATTAATTCTGATATGTTAGAATTCTTACTACAAGATCAACTAACCACAGAGGAACAATTTACTGAAATGGCTAAAGAAGCTGAAGAGGCAGGATTTGAAGGAATCATGGTTAGAAAGAATGTAGGCTATGAAGGTAAAAGAAGCCATAATCTACTAAAAGTCAAAAAATTCCATGATGCAGAATATACTGTCTTAGGAACTACTAATGCATTTATCAGATGGACAGAAAATGGTAAACAAATAGAAAGAGAATGTTTAAGTAACATTACAATAGAACATAAAGGCTGTAAAGTAAACGTAGGATCAGGATTCTCAAAAGAACAAAGAGAAATGTATTTTAAATCCCCACAAGATATTATTGGTAAAACTGTGACGATTCAATACTTTGAAGAATCACAAAATGCTAATGGTGGATTTAGTTTAAGGTTTCCAGTTTTAAAACACATATATAAAAATGGTAGGAATTGTTAATGTAGCCATTACAGATCTCACTTGTAGTAAGGGAATGTAAATAAAATGATATATATTGTATGGAATTATTTGAAAATTATAAAAAGTGGGGAAAGGATATAACTGTCTTCGATGTCGATGATACACTTATAATAACCAAAAGCAAGATTAAAGTTTTTAATCCTACGACTGGGTTTTCTATAGATCTTACACCACAGGAATTTAATACGTTTAAGATTAAGCCACATGACAAGTTTGATTTTAATGACTTTAGAGATTTAGAAATTCTTAAAGCTGGTAAAATAATTGATTGGGTTTTTAATATACTTAAAAGAACAATTGCAAAAGGTAAAGCAGTTGGTATTATAACAGCAAGGGATAACTCAAAACTTATTTATGATTTTCTACTCTACAATGGCGTTGATATTAATCCTAATTTTATTTTTGCAATTAATGATCCATCTTTAGGATTTACTGGATCTACTGCACAAAAGAAGAAAGGTGCCTTTATGAAATTTGTCAAAATGGGATTTAGAAATTTTAAATTCTTTGATGATGATAAAGAAAATATAAGAATTGCAAACAGTCTTAATAAAGATTTACGTGGAGTAAAGATGAAGGCTACTTTAATAAAACAGAAATGGATCCCAAACTTCAGCGACTTCAAATAAAGCTAAACGCATTCACAAGTATTTTAGAGAACATTTGTGATTTGTCAAATTCATCTACTACAAAAGTTGGGTGCATGGCATTAAAGAAAGACTTCAGTAAAATAGCAAGCTTTGGTTACAACGGTTCTTATAGTGGAGCTTTGGTTAATAAGGATACAGGAACAGAGGAAGATTCTTTAGCACCAGGGGAAAGTGGTTTTATTCACGCTGAAGTAAATATGATTGCCAAGTTTCAAGAATATGATCCACAAAATTACATTATACTTCTTACACTATCACCATGTAAAATGTGTACTAAGATTTTAATTAACGCGGGATTCAAGCATGTTTATTGGATCCAAGATTACCGAGATACTGATCATCTTAAGATCTTTGATCAATGTAATATTACAAGCGGTAAAATTTCTAACCTAGTAAATGACTACTATACTATAAAGGGGTGAATATATACAAAAAATAGTATAGGCTCTTGGTCATTGAAGCATTAACATTTAAATTATCTTTAGACTTTTTTGTTTATTTAAAAAAGTATAAAATTACAGTGTCAAAAATTCGAGTAGGATTTTATGACAATGTTGCACAAAAGACAGAATTTACTGACTTTTACAGTATTGAAGAAATGGAATTATTTTACCAAAATAATTATGTTCCTTTTGATAATTGTCTTGTCGGTGATCTTGTATCTATTGAGTTGTTTTTAGGTGCTAGTAATCTGTATGAATTTATTACTGAATATAGAGCAGAAGATTTAACAGGTAATTTTAAACTTACTCAAGGGTCGTCTTTTGATTTGCAGAGAAATTCACAAAGGTCAGTATTAGTCAATAGACAAGTTGCTTTTATCAACAGCGCAGTTGAAGACTATAGAAAATACTGGTTACAGCTTTATAGAATATATACTACAGGGATCTATTCTCCTTGCTATGCTGAACCAGGATGGTCCGAAAATACGTGGTATTTAAACCAATTACGCGAAGCGTTTACATCAAGAAATAATGGAGATGATTTTCCTTATGATGACGCTAATATTATTAATGAACCACCTAAATAAATAAAAAAAGATAAGATTATATGGCATTCAATCTGAAAGAATACATTATCTACAGAAATGAAGTTAAAAGGGAGCTTTTTAATGGAGAAGTAGACGAAAACTTTAAAGCAGTAGCTAACCCGTGGGTAGATGATAGAAAATATAACGTGGGTCATGTTGTGTACCATCCTGTAGAAGTAACAGATGTAACTGGTGCAACCAGTGTTTCTGAAGCCCTTGCATGGTGGAGAGCAAATAAGAGTACTACTCAAGGTGTATTTAGTACTACCGAGTGGGATCTTATTGGTGGTATTGGGATGGGTGATTTAGCGCTAAGTGCCGTAAATGGTTATGGTAAAATAATCGTAAATTATACAGGAGCTGCTCCTAATTTACAAGCCGGGTCAGATTTTACACTAGCTTCTACTATAGGAAATGATACATTTAGATTAATAGCAGGTACAGGTATAGAGTTACAGTATGATGACACTGTTGGTGCTATTAAATTAATTAACACGTCAGCCAGTGGTGAGGTTAATCAGGGTGAAAATGTAAGTACTAATATTAGCGCTGTTAATGTATTTGATGGCATGGATGGTACTACATTAGATTTTAGAGGCTTGATTGCAACCAACACTGATGACGGCATTAATGCACTCGGTCCTGCTTTATCTATAAGTTATAATAGCGCAACAAAAACTATTTTACATAATTTTAATTCAGGTAATGTTAGATTAGTAACTCTTGATAATGGTGCATCTAAAATAACTGATATAGGTAATGTTAATGCAAGTACTGCAGTTAATGGCGAGTTTTTACAATATAATGGGGTGCAACAGCAGTGGGAAAACGTAACAGCTGCTGCCGCAGGTTTAATTGGCCAGACTGGTGCAACAGGTATTCAAGGACCACAAGGACCACAAGGAGAAACTGGTTCAACAGGTGTAGGTGCAACAGGTGCCACTGGTATCCAAGGACCACAAGGACCGATTGGTGCCCAAGGCCCGCAAGGACCAGCTGGTATTCAAGGACCACAAGGACCAATTGGAGCAACGAGTCCATTTCTTGGGCCATCAGGGCCACAGGGGCCACAAGGACCGATTGGTGCAACTGGTGAAACTGGTGCAACGGGAACAGATGGTACTTTTGGAGGAGCAACATTTAGTTATGAGTTTAATACTAGCATTACAGTTGCTGATCCAGGTTTTAGTTATGTTGCTCTAAATAATGCTACACAAAACGAAGCTACTATAATGTCCATCTACGAATTCGGCGAAACTGGTACGGATATATCTAGCTTTTTAACTACAATACAGTCATCCACAGGAATACCTAAAGGGCATGTTAGAATATCGGCAAAAGCAGACCCTAATGAATTTATACTTTGGCAAATTGGGAATGGTGGGGCTAATGATGTCATTGATAATGGGGACTGGTGGGAGTTAGCTGTGGTGCCTATTGCATCAACAGATACTTCACCGTTTACTATGGATGAGGATGTATTAGTTTCATTTGTTGTTACTGGAAACGTTGGACCAGACGGGCCACAGGGACCGATTGGTGCAACAGGTGTACAAGGTCCAACAGGAGCAACAGGTGTACAAGGGCCACAAGGACCCCAAGGGCCTCAAGGCCCGCAAGGACCAGAAGGTGGCTGTTTTACCCCACTTGATTTTGGGACCTCAACAGCACCCGGCAGTATATACCAACCAGGAGAGGTTGCTGTTAGTACTCCAGTTTCTTCAGGTGTAGTTGAAATATTAATTAGTGATTCTTCAGGTACTGTTCATTTTGGAGCCAATGCATTAGTAGAAAACGCAACAATTACAATACAGTTCATCAATAGTGCTGGGAATTTAGCAGGAAATGCTGCAGTATTCCGTGTAGATGGTATATCATCAACTACACCAATCCCTAGTATGATTAGATATGATGTTACATATATAGGTGGACAGAATATTACATTCGTAACTGGGAGTACCTATTTAGTATGTACATACCAAGCAGGAGGGACTGGTGTCGGTGGAGGAATCGGCGCAACTGGTGTTCAAGGACCACAAGGACCACAAGGACCGCAAGGACCAATTGGAGCTACTGGTATTCAAGGACCGCAGGGACCGGCGGGGGCAACAGGATTAAATGGTGCATGTTTTACAACAACTGGAGTTGCAGGTCAACCTCAATTTGGAGAACCTCTTGATGCAGCACAAATTGGAGGGCAGCCTTCATATGGTTCATTATACGTAACTGTTAATGATAGCACGAGTGCCAACACTTTAAATGAAGTATACATTGGTAAAGACACAGGTACTCTTCATTTTGGAGACAATGAATTAGTACCGAATGCAACAATTACCATACAGAATGCAACCCCTAATCCTCAGCCTCCTATGATAATACGCGTAGTTCAGAAAGCAACTAGCCAACCTTCTGCCGCTAACGGTACTAAATATAATGTTGAAGTAACAGGTGGATTTTTTACATTAACCGACAATGGTCTCTATCACATATGTACATATCAAGCAGGTCAAGGCGTAAGTCAAGAGTTCCCAGTAGCGGCAAGTAGTATGACAATAAACCAAGAGGCATTACCCGACACTAGTACTACCCTTTGGAAGGCTGGTGGGCCTGGTGGCTGGGCCGATTCTACTTGGGCAACAGCTCTAGGCTCAACACTTATTACTACTGATACTTTACCTATATCCAGTATGAATTGCGTAATTCCATTAGCTTATGATGTAAACCGTTTTGAAACTCTTCTTCTTAGGTTTTCTTATCAGTGTGGATTTGTGGTCGGCGACAATGCTCCAACTATTTACGTAAAACCTTTTGTATGGACGTGTGGCGAATTTGATGGTACTACTAATTTGCAGCTAGCGTCATTAGGCCCTGAGAGGCAATTATCATTATCGCTTTTAGGTGGAGTATATTGGGGATGCACAAATGAAGTTATGTCTTGGCCTATAAATTACAACAGTGGTGGTCTTGATGCCGGAGATGATAGAATAGTTCTAGGATGGAGAACCAACACCGGTAGTGCTGCTCATGAAAATAGTAGTAGCGTTACATGGAAAGTTTGGATAGGCCCCCCAGGCGTCTAGGTCTCTCATTCTTAAACAATTTCATTTTTCATAATATAATAACTATAAAGACATAATAGTATGGAAAATATAGAACAAGAAAAATTACAGTGGATTAAGGGTGAGAAATTTGGTACAGTGGAAACAGTTAAAGGTATTGATAATGAGTGGACTTTATTTGTAAGTGGATGCAGAATAGCAACAAACCTAATATCTGAATTCCTAGAACCTGTACATGGTGCACCTTTAGATTTTAACAACTCACCTAAACCAATAGCACCTAAAGCAATAAACGCTACGCCTACCCCTCAATCATCCCCAATAAGAACTCTTTTTGATAAACAGAAAAAAAATGACAAAGTAAAACTAAACCTTACTTTTCCAATTGAAGTTCCTAAAAAAGCTATTTATGAAATTATTAGTTCATCATTTGATACAGATGAAGTTAATAATGAACTAGAATCATTTATTAAAAACCAAGTATCAGAAGACTTAATTTTAGATAGTCTCTTTGATAGTATTAAAGAACTGATTAAAACCAGATATAAAATTGACTAAGCAATTTAAGCTATAATATATAATAAAATAAATCATATGACACAAGTACCAAATAGAAGACATAGAAGGTTAGCGATGAAATATCAAGGTTTACTTAAAGCAAAAAGTAAATTACCATTTCATAAGTGGATGCAGATTACCAAAGAGAATATTAAACAAGGTACAGAAATACATGAAGCTAATACTGACTTACATGATAAGCAGATGACCGAGCGTTTAGAATCTATCGAAGAAAAGTTAATAAATGTATGGAGGGAAATAGGATATAATGAAGATGAAATTAAATGGTTGAGAGAAGCTAATGCAATCCTAATGGTTAAAGATAAGCAAACATGGAGTGTTGATAAAAAAGAAGCAAGAAAGTTAATGAAGGATGCTAGAAAATCTTTAAATAAAAGACTTAATGATTAAAATTGTTTTAGAGCCTGCAAGAAATGGCGTTATTAAAAAGGTGATTGATGATAATCACGGTGGAGGTAGAGAACAGTGGACTTCAACTGACGTATTTGAATCTAATGATGAACATAGAAATAAATATGAATACATTATGAGATTCTTTTTTGAGCTCTGTGAAGATATCGGTTTAGACTGTGGTAATAAATTTGAAAAAGAAGTTTTAAAAATTAACACAGAGTGGGGCACGCACTATGAACCTAATAAGAAAGAAATAGAAAGTAAAATAAAAGAACTCCAAGCAGAGATCGACATATTAACTGAATGGAAGCAAACATAGAATTTAATTTTATATATTCCAAAGATGCAGTTAGAGTAAAATCATTTTTAGGAAGTGTCCCAAGAAATATTGAATGTATTAATTATATGGATATTTTTAATAAGCTAACAAAAAATGACTTTTATCAGTTTGAGCCATCTGACG